ATATGCTCCTTGATCGGCAACGCCGCCCATCTTTGACGCTACACCAGCTCCAGCCACCGGAATGACAAGCAGCGGAGCTTTCTTCCTGATGAAATCAGATAGCACCTTCTGCGGATCTTCGCCGCGCATCTTCGCCGTGTAAAGAATGCGCTCGTTCATGAGCTGCGGAAAGGTGTGCGTTGGCACCGTGCCAAGCCCCGTCAATTCGCCGCCGCCAGCCCACGCAGCTCCCTGCGTGTCCGCAGTCGGCAGCTTAAAGTCGCGGCCCACGTCGCTGTAGAGCTTCTCGGCTGCGCCGTATTCGTTGGCGTTGGGCTTGGCCGTCCAGAAGTATGGGATCTGCAAGGCCTCATCCATCTTCAGCCTGCCGCTCTCCTGCAATTGCTGCGGACGAAATACAACAGTGTCGCCTTTACGCTCGCCGTATTTGTTGACGATCGTGTCCTTGGTTGGATCGGTCCCCTGCTTGTACTTGGCCGACACTGACGTTTCGAGGAAGCGTGGGTCGTTGGTCCGCATGCCAATGTTGCGGAAGGCATGCGTATCCATTGTCCCCGGCACCAAGTTGCCCTGGAGGTTCACTGAGAACGATGCAGGCTTGGTGTTCTTGAAAATATCCCAGCCCTCTGGGCTGGTGACGGTCGCGTAGTTCTGCCGGTGGAGGTTCTGCGCGACATGGCCGTAGGGATACGGCAGCGTTTCCGGCAGGCCCCCCTTGCCGCTCATCATGTAGTAGAACGATGCATTGCGGATGTTGGTAGGCACGTCGGAGCGCGGCGAGGTCGCAGCAATCATGTCCATGAAGCGAGCGTATTCGACTGCCCCTTCAGTCTCACCCAGTTCCTTGATGAAGGCCCGGCGCACCGGCTCATTGTGATACCACTTGTCGGCGCCGTACTTGATGCCCGTCTCGACGCTCTCGCGCACACCGCGCTGCACGTCGGGATTGGTCAGAGCGTCTTGCAGGCGCTGCGAGATGCCGCGTGGCGGCTGGTATCGCTCCATTGCCTGCTGCGGCACGTCTGACCGCAGATCGCCCGACAGATCCATCGGGCCTGCGCCCTTCTCTCCTGCCGCTATCTCGTCCAGCACGGCCCGGCTCTGCTTGGTGTAGGCCGCTCCCTTGATCGGTGCGCCGCTGGCGTCGAGGATTGGCTTGGCGGCCTTCGCCGCTTTGGCGCTCTTCATGATCTCGTCGGCAGCCTCGCGGGCTATCTTCACGGCCTTGCCGCCACGGCCCACCACCGGGATAGCTCCCGCCAAGCCCATGCCCAGGCGGTTGGGATCTTTCTCCTCCCAGCCCTGCGCCAGATCCGCCACCGTCCCCACCTGGGACAGCTCCAGCAGGGTATTAGCGCCTGCTCGCTGCTGGCCGTAGACCGGGTCGAGCGGGTGCGCCTTGGGCAATGCCCGCTCAATCCAGCCCTCGCTCTCAGGCTTCTCAGGGATGGCGAATGACGGCGGGATCTCACGCGGCACCGCCGCAGGAGCTGCGCCGCCCTGGTCGTACAGCGCCCCCGGCGCGAAGCTTCCCGGCAGCGCCTCCTTGGGTGTCGCCACCGTCTGCGGTGTGCGCCGGTAGGCGTCAGCGATCGCTTCCGGCGTCGGCTCCTGCGGTCGCTGCGGCGTCACCGTGATCCGCAGCGGCGCCTCGCCATAGCCGTCCTGCGCCGCCAGATCGCCCATCACCCAGTCGTCTTCGTACATCACATGCCTCCCAGATCCGCCAGCGCACCAATCGTCGGGTCGTCCTGGCTGGCAATCATCCCGGCCTCGTCATAGGGCGCAGGCTGCGCTTCTGGCGGCAGCGGCGCGCTGCCTTCCATCGCCCACTTGTGCGCCAGCTCCCACTGCGCTTGGCTCATCGGGTACTGCCGTGACGTTTCGCCAACCGACAGCGCCTGCATCATCGGGATCGCAAACTTGGGGTCGCGCATCATCTCCTTGGTGACGACCGTGTCAGCCGGGTAGCCCGCCACCTCGCGGCGCCCGCCGCCGCTCCATGTGTGCAGTGCATCCTTGATCGACTTGTCGGTGTAGTTGCGCGCATACAGTTCAAGGTTGCTGGCGGCGCCGTGCGTCGGCGTCGGAAACTTGGCGATCGAGAAGCCTGCGCCGGTCTTCTGCGGCTCGGCGCCGTAGGCCAGCGCCGTCAGCTTGTTGTAGCCCTGCGCACCGGGATTGTTGGTCCGCACGGCGGCGAGCTGCGGCCCGGCATAGCCGGGATCGCCTGCCTGCGGTGCGCCGGGCGCCAGTGCCGCATCGCGCTCGGCCAGCATCTCGGCAATGCGCTCGCGCCAATCCATTACTGCCGCCCCATCGGCTTGGGCATCGTCATCTTCATCTCATGCTGCTGCTGGCGCTGCGCCGACTGCGCCTGCATGTCGTGCTGTTTGTTCTGCGCTGCCGTCGCCGCCATCTGCGCCTTCTGCGCGTTGACGGCCATCTTTTGCTCGTTCTCGCGCATGTGCGCTTCGTGCGCCTCGCGGTTCTCGATCAGCTTCTGGTTCTGGATGACGGCCTTGCCCTCGGTGTCGGACAACTTGATCTGCGACTGCGCCCAGGCGATCTTGCGGTCGTTCTCCATCTTCTCCTGGTGCTGCCGGTCCTTGTCGGCCAGCTCCTGCTGATTGATCTTGAGCTGCTGCGCGTCGGTCTGCTGCTTCTGCTGGATCTTCGCCATCTCGATCTTTTCGTTGCTCTTGACGGCCTCCATCTGCGGGTTGGGCGGCGTGTTCTGGCCCTTGTTCTTCATCTGCTCGACCAGCTCGTCGATCGTACCGTCGAGGCTGCGCCCGGCGCGGAACGGCGCCGTGGCGAACTTCAGCAGCTCGCCGCAGAACTCGGCTGTCTCGGGCGCCGCGACGATCATCTGCGAGAGCTGCGGCAGCAGACCACCAAGCATCTGCACGAACTCGGTGCGCTGCTGCTTCTCGGCCTGCTCGTCGGCCATGATCGTGCTGTCGGTTTCGATGTCGAGGATGAACGACTTGGCCCGCCGGTCCTTGAGGAAGCGCAGCACCTGTTCGATGGTTGGCTTCTCGCGGAGCTGATTGATAGTCTGCACGGCGGCTTCCTGGCTCTTCTGCGCCTGCTGTGCGACTTGCTGTGCCTGCTCCGGGTTCTGCTGCGCCATCTGCTGAACTTGCGGCATCTGCATGAGCTGCTGCATCTGGTTCTGCTGAGCATGCATCTGCTGCATCACCTCGGAGATCTTCTGTTGAACCATCGCCTGCGTTGGAAGCTGCGTCTGGCTCATCTCGATGATGGTGACTGGATTGAACTTGTCAGTGATGATGTCGAGGCTCAGCTCGACAAGGTCGCGAGCGAGCCTGACCAGCTCCTGCTGCTTGTCCTTGATGCGTTTAGAACCATACTCAGTTTTCAGCCGCTGCGCCCCCAAAGTCTCCTGCGGATCGGTATCTCCCCGCATGATGTCGCTAAGGCCCATTACTTGGTAGATGTCCTCAATCACTTGCTTTCGCAGCGCCACTAGGCCGGTGATGGTCTGCGCGATCTGGTCGATGGGCAGCCAGATGATGACCTCTTTCGACGTGCCAAACGCGGCCCAGTTGGCGATCGGCACCAGCATGCGTCCGCTGGTCTTGGTCTTCACTGCCGTCTCGATCGCGTCGGCCATCTCGGTGCCGCCGCTCGGATAGAACCCCTTCGCCTCCAGCACCTCGCTCAATGCGTGGATGCGGCCCGTGAGCATGTTCAGCTCGTCGAGCTGGTCCTTGTATTGCAGCACGTCTGGGACCGGGATCAGCGATCCGCGCTGCACCGTGCCGTAGGCTGGCGCCGGGCAGGGAAAGAAGTTGCACAGCTCAAGGTGCGGGTCGTCCTCGTCGAGGATCTTGTCGCAGCCGTGCGCCACCCACAGCACCCTGTTGTCGGCCTTCGACCAGATCTCCCAGAACTTGGCGCGCTCGCGGTTGTCGGCGCCGCCAATCTCCTGGCTGTCTTTGTCCACCTTGTACTCGGCGTCTTGATAGGCATCGCCGCTGATCTTCCTGAACCGCTTGCGCGCCTGTCCTCGCGTCAGGTAGCTGGCGCCTGCGACCCACGTCACCTCTTCCCAGTTGCGACTGATACTGTGCAGGAAGTCGCGGCGGTTCTTGAACTCGATGCACACGCGCTCGGTATCGTGGTAGCCCTTGCCCTTGCCCTCGTAACGCACCCAGGCGCAGCCGCGACTGATCATCGCCACGTCGTCGCGTATCAGCTTCATGATGGCATCGATGCGGGTGAGGTCGAACGACACCGTCACGCACCGCTCGGCCACCTCTGATGCTGCTTGGTAGACCGGGCGCCGGTCCTTGAATTTTGGGACGACAACTGGCTGTGGCGGCTTGGCGTAAATCGATGGCTTGATGACCTCGCAGTTCGCCCAAAACATCTGGAACTCTTTGTCACGCGACATCGTCGCCAGCCGCGCCATGTTGGCGTACTGCTTGTCGATGTTGTCACAGTGAATATTCCAATCGTCGAACGCCTCCTCGCTTTCCAGCAGGAGGTTCAACCACGCCTTGGCGCTCTTAGGCTCGACTGCCGGGTTGTAATCGGCGTCGTCAGCCGCGATATCGTCTTCGATCGGCTTGGGGTTGTCGTTGTCATCGACCATTGGGGCTGCTCCGTATCAATCGCCAGCCCCAACTGGCGCCACACATATTGCGACAGCGTCACGTCATAGTCTAATGCCTTTGCTCGGCTCGGCAGGCGGCGGGATGAAGAACCCGCGTGGCTGCTCCACTGTCACCTCGCGCAGCGGCGCCAGCTTCCAGCTCAGTGCGAGGTAGCGGAATGCGTCAGCCGGGTGGCTCGTCCAATCGTGCATGTCGGACGCCTTAAAAGCTTTTTTCTCCTCGTCCCATTCCCTGCGGTACTGCTCCAACGCCGCGATGCCCGTCTCCTCGGTGCGTGGGTGGAAGACGGCGAGCTGCAACGTGCGCCGCACGGCGTTGCGACCGTCCTCGACCGTCGCCATCGGCACCAGCATGGGCTTCAATCCCATCAGCGTCATCGTCTCGACGCGGGTGCGACCGCTGCCCCACTCGCGCACCTTCGCATCGTGCGGGACAAAGTCAGTGCCTCGGCGCCAGCCATGCTCGCGCTCACGCTTCTCGATCTCGGTCAGGTAGTGGTCGAGGCCCACGCCAGAGCTGGCGTAGTGGTCAAGCACGAAGAGCTGGGCGCCAACGGCGCAGAACCACCAGATCGAGGTGTCGCTGCCGACACCCAGATCCCAGGCGCGATGGACGTACTGATTGTCGAGCGGCTCGATCGGCAGGATGCGGCCCTCGTCTCTGAGCTGCGCCATCTCAAGTGCGTAGTAGGCGCCTAAGATCGATGCCGCCCAGTCGCAATAATACTCTTGCAAGAACTGGGCGCGTCCAAAGTCGCTGCCGTACAGCGCCTTGTACTCGCGCTGCGTCTCGTCGAGCTGCGCCTGCGTCAGTGCGCTAGTGTCCTCGACGGTGAGCCGCTCGGCAAACCATCCCGGCGTCTGTGCCGCGTAGGCGTACATGGCGTGTGCGTGGTTTCTGCCGCGTGGCGTGGTGATGAACGTGGCCCAGCCGCCGTTCTCCTCCAGCATTGGTCTGAGGTAGCCCCAGGCCGCCGGGTTGCTCAGCGCGTATTCGCTGAACACCACTCCTGCCGCAGAGCTGCCAACTGTACGGTCGTATTCATCACTGCCAATGCAACTCCACGTCGAGCCGTTGACCAAGCGTATGTGCATATCGGTATCGCGTGTCGAGGCGCGCAGCTCTGCCGGAAATGCCTCATCAATACGCCGCAGCCCGGTGTGAGGATTAACAGCATCCCAGATCGCCTTTCGTGCCTGCGCGTATTCCGGCAGCATGTGCCAATAGTTTCCCTGGCGCTCGATCGCGCTGATAGCTGTGTGGTGCAGGCACACGTCATCTTTTCCTGCGCGTCTATGCCACACGGCCATCGCTCGCTTGCCGCCACCGCGCAGATAATTCCACAACGGCATCTGATGATGCCTCGGTGTCCAGCCGTTGTGCGGCAGCGTGATGTCAATCATAGCGCAACCGCACGGTAGCCACCCAATAGTCCCGGTTAACATCGGGAAGCTTGAACACAAACCATCGATGCAGATTGTGTTCGACAATTGCCAGCGCCGGTATGTCGCGACCGATTGCAGCTCGCGCCTTCCACCGCCGCTTGCTGTCGCGCTTCTTCATTTCGGCGTTGTCGCCGCCTTCACGGCCCACATGGCTGCGTTCTCGTAGTGCGTCATCGCGAGCGACCAACAGCGACCACTCTCGCCATCGACACGCTTGTCGCTTTCCTCGGCGCACAGATCGATCAGGTCTGCGGTGTAGCGTTTGATCCTGCTGACCAGATCATCGCCGCTCGGATTGAATGTCTCGCGTACTCGCGCTGCGCCTATGCTCATTTCTTTCCCTCGATGATGTTGCGAATTGTTATTCGGATGTCGCCCTCGCCATCGGCGCCGGTCACCGGGCTTGCCGGGCGTCCCCAGCCGCGCTCCCACAGCATGCTAATGGCGCGCAGCTTCGTCTCGTCATCGACGCCCTTCTCGGCCTGGGCGATGCCTGCAACGATGCGGACAGTGTTAGGCGTGTAGGCCCGGCACAAAGATCTGATATCGGCTGGTGCTTTAGCCATTTAACCTGGGGGCCTCCCCTCCCTGTTCTTTTGCTCCAGCCGCTCGACACGCTTCCTCAGATCTGCGGTGTGCAGCACCAGATCCGC